AGAGCGTGATTCGAGAATAGACAGAAACTCTTTGGCTACATTGCCACCGATTTTGCACCCCGTTGGACAAGCTCCGACTGATTGGGGGCCTGGCAGAATGATTCCATATCGCAGGAAGGGAGATTTGGACTTTGCTCCTACACCTCCACCACCTGTAGGTTCTATCGAGATAGAACAAACAATGGAAGCTCAAGCTGACAGACTTTGTGGATTAGATGAAACATCTAACATAAGTCAGATTCGCAAGCAATTCCTTGTTGATAAGTTTCTTCAGCACGGGGCAGAAGTTATGCGTATGGCTTACAAGTGCTTTCAAAGATTCGGTCCAGACTCTGTATTCTTTAGAGTAACAGGAGTACCTGATGCACAGGAGTTCACTAAAGGCGACCCCGATGAAAACTTTGATATCTTAATAAACTACGATGTATTAAATACAGACCAAGAAACAATGGCTAGTAAGTTGCAACAATTAGTTTCGCTTACATCACTAGACAGAAGTGGTCGTATTAATATGGATAGCTTATTAGATGTAGTTGCAAATTCTATTGATCCTGTATTGGCTGATAGCATTCTACAACCTGCAGAAGTTGCACAGCAGCAAATGGTAAAAGATGTAACGGATGACTTGACAAAAATATTCGCTGGTATTGAAATGCCTGCTCGACCAAATGGTGCACAAGTTGCATTACAAGTTATTCAACAGTATACCCAACAAGAAGACATAGCAGGTAGACTCCAACAGGATGAAGCTTTTGCTGGACGAATGGAAAAGTACGCTGGTCAATATACCTTCATGATGCAACAAGCACAGAATGCACAAATTGGTAGAATAGGAACAAATCCTGCCCAAATGGGAGGAATGCAAACGCAATCTTTATGAGTATAGCTAAATTAGAAGAAGACTTACAAGTATTATCAACGCATGAATCCTTCGCTAGATTCATCGAAACAGTTTATTCATTAAGAGAAGAAGCAATAGCTTCTATGTTTGAGTCAGACAAAGATCAAGTGCAACAAATTTCGGGCACTATATTGGCGTATGATCAACTGCTTAAAATGACAAATTGGAGCTCTCTTCAAACAAAGCATATAGGTCGATTACATAACGACTTGTAGGCAATTGTATAATACCTTTATCGCTAACGCTTCAGCGTCAAGAAGTGGAAACAATTATGTCCGAAGAAATCACAACGGAAAACGCCCAAGCCGTAACCCAAGAGGCGAGACAGTCAAATATTACAGCGTCAGACTTTGTTCAAAGACGCTTAGGTGCATCAGATCAGCAGGAAACTCCTGAAGAAACTGAAGCACCAGTTGTTGAGGAATCAACCGAAGAGGTAGAAAAACCTGTTGAAGAGAGTACAACAGAAGTAGCTACATCCGAAGAAGAATCCTCAGATGTTCCTTCACAGTTGAATTTGGATGAAATGTCCGAAGAAGAACTCCAAGAGTTATCCGAAAAACTTGGAAGCCGTGCTGTTGCTAGATTTGGTGAACTAACTGCAAAGCGTAAAGCCGCAGAAGAAAGACTACAAGTTCTAGAAGCAGAATTAAACAAACAAAACCCATTAGAAAGCACTCAAGATGTAGCTGATAATCCTTATTCTGATTTACTTAGTATTGAAGATTTACAAGGTAAAGCACAAGAAATAAATCAAGTTATTGAGTGGGCAGAGGATGTATTGTTTAACGCAGATGGTTACGGTCCACAAGATGAGGTTACAGAAGTTGAAGGCAAAGGTCTAACTAAAGCCGATGTAAGAAAAAGCTTACTGAACGCTAGAAAATCAAGAGATCGATTTTTACCTGCTCAATTAAAAACTGTACAAACAGTAGAGCAATCAAAGGTAATTAAAAAATCTTTTGAAGATCAAGCCAAACAAGAACTGTCTTGGATGCAGGGAGAAGATAATGATACGAGAGTACGGTACGAAGCAATGATTTCGGACCCTCGTTTCAAACAACTAGAAACAAATGTAGATCCTGAAGTTGGTGCTCAACTGAACTATATTATTGCTCACGCAGCTAATAGTATGTACGGTAGACAAGCAGTCAAGAACAGTCCTACATCACCTAAGTTGAATCCTCCAAGCACAGGTGCTTCTTCAGCGTCTCAATCAGAGAAAACTATAGGAAAATCTGTAAAAGCCTTAAAACAGGTAAGTCAGCAATTTAAAAACACAGGAACAAAAGGTGATTTCATCACTCTCAGAACCCTTCAATTATCAAAACAATAACAACATAAATATACAAAATTATGTCCTTTTCAGATACATTCGATCCGGCTAAAGCCGTTCTTACGGGGCCTGGTTCTGCTGTTTCCAATCGTGAAGACTTGACAGATGTCATGACAATTCTTGCACCTGAAGAAACACCAGTACTTTCTTCTGCTTCAAAGCAGAAAGCCTCTTCCACTTTCGTAGAGTGGACAGTTGACACCTTGGCAAGTCCAAGCACATCAGGAGTCTCAGAGGGTGCAGATGTTACTGCATTCACTGATAAATTCGCTAGTCGTGCTCGCCTAGGTAACTTCACACAAAAATTCCGTAGAGACTACATGGTTTCTGACCTCCAAGAGGCAGTTGACTCAGTAGGACCTGCTAAAGTTGCACAAGCTGAAGCTAAAGCAATTCGTGAGTTAAAGCGTGACATCGAAGCTACATTATGCTCAGCTAATCAGCGTAGTGCAGAAAACGGTGCAGGCACTCCTTATGCTTTGCGTGGTTTAGGTCAATGGTTATCAGGAGCTGCTGACGCAGATGTCCCTGCTAATTTCCGTACACCTGGATCTAGCATCTACACAACTGCTGAAGCTAACAATACCGCATTCACAGAGTCCGCTCTTAATGACATTATCTCAAGCATCTATCGTGAAACTGGTTCAACCAACAGCTTAACGCTTGTTGCTGACACAGGTTTACGCAGAGTTATCTCTGACTTTGCTCGTTTTGGTGCAGCAGGTACAGCCGCTTCTGAAGCAGGTGTTCGCTCTGTTAATTATGATGGCAACAGTGCTCAGATTAAATTATCAGTAGAGCTATACCAATCAGATCACGGTATCGTTTCAATAGTAAACGGTAATCCTGATTGTATGCCTAACTTCGGTGGTAATACTTCTGACAGTTCTGGTTACTTAGTTAACCCTGAGTACTACGGTATTCATGAGTTAATCCCAATGGGCTCAACCCGTCTACCTAACTTAGGTGGTGGTGAGCGTGGCTTCGTTGATTGTGCACTTACATTAGGTATGTACCAACCACAAGCTCATGGTTTAATCCAAGACGTAACTTAATCATTAACCAAGGAGATATAACATTATGTCAAAATTAACCGTAAACGAATCCGTGGGAGATTTTACTCACGTTCTTACATTATCAGCAGCGGACATTGTTGCAGCATCTACTAACCAAACTATCTGGGGTTCTATTCCAGCTGGTGGTGCAGTTGACGTTGCTTTCGCTGTTGAATCAGTAGCTCTTGTTGGAGCTAGTGACATCACATTAGAAGTCGGAACTGGAACTAACGATGATACTCTCATCGCCAGCTTCGATATTGACGCTAATGCTGGTGCAACTCTGTACAACACTGGAACAGATTTCATTCAAAGTGCTGGAAACACTACATCTAAAGCTGGAGCTGATCCAGTTGCCGGATCTGGTGGTGCAGCTGCTACGAATCTTATCTACAAGTTCGGTGGAACAGTAGCTAACTTAACAGCTGGAGAAGTTATTATTGGAGTTCGTGTATTCGACCCAATGCGTTTCTCACAAGCTTAACAATTCAAATTTGGTTGGGGGCGAAAGCCCCCTGCCTTTTTTTAATTTAAAACTACTTAAAATATAATGACAAATATTATTACTGAGCTACCTAGAAGCTTTACTGATGGAGAGTTAGACGCAGCCTTCTTGGCTGAAATTAAAAGTGGTTTCAAATTAGAAAAAGAAACTGAGCACTTACGTGTTGACCAGGCAAAAAAAGAAGCAAATCAAATGAAAGGCAAGTGCCACCCTACTTTAGGTAGACCTATAGCAACTATGCCTGCTCGTGAGTTCTTTAGGTTAACTAACAAGTATGGTCACAAAGAAGTGCATTCTAAAGAATTTTTAAAGTATTTTCAAAAAAACTTTTCAGAACTAAGTCCAAATAAAATATAATGCAGAACAGAACATATAGCGATTTACTAGCATTAATACAATCACTAGCAGGCGTAAGTGCCTTTACAACTGAGGAAAAACCTCAAGTACTAAACTTTGTTAATCGTAGAGCTTTTGAGGCTTATAACACTAGTCCTATATGGCCCCGTTATTTAGTAGCATCCCAAGGTAGAGATATAAATTCATATACTTTATCTGGATCAACAGGAACTACTACTGTTAATCAAAATTACAAACTAATAGGATCAACTAATAGCGAAACAGCAGCTGTAAAAGCAAGTACAAATTTGTACCAAGGTGTAACTACAGATACTATAATTATTTACAAGAACTCAGAGAACGCTTGGGTTGTAGATAGTGGAGGTTCGTTTGCCCCGGATTCAGATGCAGACTACACAGTTACAGTAGGTTCAGCTGTATTTACAGAAACAGATACAAATAAAAAAGACTTACTTGAACTAGTAGAAGTTTGGTCAGGTTCAGGAACATTACTTGTAGAACGAAAGAACCTTGTGCCTTACACAGAGGGAACAAGTACAATTGGTGAGTTCATAAGGATTCATAGAAAACAAGCATTTTTAAATTCATCCTCATTAGAGTACGATTTCTTTACAGATTTTACAGGAGCTAATTTATTAAATATTATTTCTAGTACAGATAACAAAGCTTATGTTACTTACAAAAAGAAACTAGACTTGTTTACTGAATTATCAGAGGATATTCCTTCTGAATTTTTTTACTTTATGGCTCACGCATCTTATGCAGATTTCTTACGCATGGATGGTCAGCACGGAAAAGCTATAGCT